CAGACAGCAAAGACTTTTTTATTCGTTGGGCATCCAATAGAACGATTAAAAAAGACTGGATTGTAGAATACGAGGGTAGCAAGTATACGATCCACGAAATAGAAAGGATCGATGAAAAATACAAATTCATTAGAATAAGAGCCAAAATAAGTGCCTAATGCAGATAGTCTACGCCAAAATACAATATGACCTTATAGACACTACGCCTAATTTCTTCGCAAAATTAAAGCGGTATGTAGGATTGTTTAGAGTCGAGGCGCAGGATATTCACGACTATTTAAATGGGGTAATGACAGTTAGCTTTTATACTAACAAGGTTGAGATAAAAGATGGCGAATCTGCTCTTGTCCATTTAGAAGCTAAAAGAAATAAAAGAGGTAGTTGGTATTTCACAAACATCATTAAGATAAGTGCCTAGCGGAATATCCATACAGATTCAGGGCTTAGACCAACTTATACAAAGAATGGGGGCTATACCTGATGCTGTATCTCAGGAAATAGATGCCGAAATGGCTAGTGTGGCTAATGAGTTTGTAAATCGTGCAGTCTCTGATGCGCCGGTGGATCAAGGATTGCTTAAAAATTTAATCACTTGCTATCGGGAAGGGGTGATGGACTGGAAGATAACATCCGGAGCGAATTATAGCGCCTTTATTGAATTTGGTACACGATCAAGAGTTCAAGTGCCGTCCGATTTAGCTGAATATGCCGCTCAATTTAAGGGTGAGAATCCAACAGGCGGCGGGTTTTATGAATTTGCTATGTCGATTTTAAAATGGATGGAGCGTAAGGGCATAACAGCAGGCTCTTATGATGTTAAAACTAGGAAAAGGGTTGGAACTAATGAAGAGAAGTTCGATGAAGATGTGAGATTGGCAGAAGCTATTGCCTATTCTATTCTAAAGAAAGGGGTAAAACCTCACCCTTATTTTTTCAAACAACTGCCACAGGCGCAGGCTGATATGAACAGAAACTTAAGCGCTGTAGTTCAAAGAGCCTTGAATTCATGAAAAACCCTGCACCCTACATACGCCGGTCTTTATTCGCTCTTTTAAATGGAAGTGTGACTTACAACACAGTGGTTATTCCTGTATATGAAGGCGGTGGTAATAGCTCTGACAAATACCAGATACTGATTAAAGAATACACAGATGCAGACCGCTCTAATAAGTCAAATTTCAGGGGTATAGGCAATCTGGTAATAGAAGTAGTGGGAGAGGAAGCTACAGCCTTAAACAAGCACGTAGATGCGATTGCGGACCTGGTAATGAATATCATCAAACCCGACACCAAGCAAGGGGGATTATTAAGCGGGGATGTGTTTCAGGTGATGATCAACGGGAAGCCTTCTATAAACGGATTGATAGAAGATAGCGGAGATGGTTCTGTGATCATCAGACGGATACTTAGATATAATTTATTAACCATAGAAAGGTAAATTAAGAATGCCATTTGCGCCAACAGACTTAGCGAATTTATGGGGCTGGTATAAAGCCGATGCCGGAGTAACTGGGACAACCTCTGTAACGGCATGGGATGACCAGTCCGGCAATGGGAACAATCTGGCAGCGACAACAGGGCAGGAGCCTGTTTTAGTAACTAGCGGATTGAATAGTAAGCCGACCATTAAGCAAAACAGTTCATTTAATGCTCGAATGGCTACGGCTATAGACTTCCCGGACTTGAGCGCAGGTGGCACTATTTATTTAGTGGCTAAACAGGTAAAAACACATAGCGCAATCAATTTTGATGAAGGCGGAGTATTCATCGGAGCGGGTAATACAGTAGATATGCAGATATATAGGGGTAACCTTGTAAACTCATTAAGTATTGCCGGGGGCATTAATACCGATTCCGACCATGTTACGGATATGACCGCATCCGATAATACATTCTATACCATCCGTCTCCGGTATGATGGGACTAATGTATATCAGTCTTTAGATGATGGCACAGAAAATTCAGTTGCTTCAAGTGGCGGCGGGTACATCCCAACTCCGCTGACAATGTTTTACTCTTTAGCAGGGGCTGCAGGTGATAAAGAAATTGCGGAACTGATTATATATACCGAAAACCACGATGCAACCAAACAAGCGCAGGTAGAATACTACCTGCAACAAAGATATATGCACTACTCTTGGACAGGATCAGTCCCAAGTAGTGACACCACAGCGGTTATTAACTTTCCTGCACCCCCTACTAAAACCGTAGGGGATGCAGACTTTGCACCGGGCGCTACATCAAACAGCCCCGCGCCGATCACCTATTCGTCTTTCAACACATCGGTGGCAACCATTGTAGGGGGGAATATTCACATCGTAGGGGCAGGGTCTTCTACTATAACCGCTTCTCAGGAAGCTACCACTGGATATACCGCTGCGGCTGATGTGATGCAAACCCTAACAGTAAACTCTTCTAATAACAATTCAAATAGCTCTAATATGGCAACTAACGAAGTACAAGCGGACGTGCTCGGCCTCTGGATTTCTACTGTGCTTACCAGCCCTCAGCCTACCGATTGGCTGGAATTGGTATGCGCGGAGAACACAGGACTGAGCGGATCACGCGATGTCAATAAAAAACGTACAAAATGCGGAGTAATTAAAGGTTTTGGCCCGATTGACTGGCAGATTACTGGATCAGGCACAACCAATACAACGCCCGGCACCGGTAAATTAAGTGGAAATGAAGTAATAGACCTGGCGCAAAACGAAACACCTATACTTGTAAAGGTGGCGCATGGTACAGATACTTCTCTTTACTACCGCCAGGGTCAGGGGCAAATCACAAAGTTCAACGAAACCGCCAACACTGGAGATCCTTTGAGTTTTGATTTTACCATTGATGTATCCGGATTGATTGATACCACACCTTAATATAAATTATGGTTTATTCACCTGATTATACAATATCACTCGCACAGGGGAAGCAAATTCCCCTTCTTTTCAATACTTGGGCCTATAAGAAATTCTGCCAGTCTATTGGGATAGAGTTAGAAGAACTTTTAAGCAGGCTATCGGCTAATCAAGAAGAACAAAAGCCTATTATTAGATTTTCTGAATTAACAAACTTTTTCCTTTGCGCTGCTGAAAGTTATTGTAGATATAATAACCAACAGTTTACCCAAACGGATCTAGATGCATGCGGATGGGTTGATGCACTTGGAGGAGTCACTTCTCCTAAGCTTAGGGAAATGGCTATTATTGCTGTATCCAAGTTAATTAATGTAAATCCAGAGGCATTAGCCGCTATTGATGCTGACAATAAAGGGGGGAAGTTGGCTTCCCCAAAAAAAAAGCATTAACCTGGTATAGTTTCTATAAAAGAGCATCGGCTTCTGGATTAACACCTATGCAGGTGGATCAAATGCACGCTACTGATGTATGGATACATATTGATGGACATGAAGAATCTTCGCGGCTCCAGTGGGAACATACGCGGATGATATGCTTTACTGTAGCTAGATACGCTTGCGATCAAAAGGGATTCCCGAAAACTCCGCAAGCATTTTGGCCTTTCCCCTGGGACGAGCAAGGATGCAAACCCGACTCAAAATCTATTCTGGAATCACACGCTCGAATGGTGGCAAAACGCAAACTTTTAGAAGGACGTATCATAGCAAAAAGTTAAGGGAGTTGCTCAAGTCGGGATATATTTTTATCATTGTGGCAATTCTTGTGCTATGAAACTCTTATTACTACTGCTTGTGCCGTTTTTAATATATGTCCCTAAATCTTCATATGAGGGAGTTGTTAATGTAGATGGAGTCTCTAAAACAGACTTATACCAGAGGGCAAGGCGTCTTTTAATCGACAATTTTAAAAACACAAAAGGCGGCATCCAATCCGATGATAAAGAGTCGGGGATTATTATAGCCAAAGGTTTTACGCAGGTTCATCCGAATGCCCTTGAAAATCACGTAAACTATATCATTGAGATAGATGTAAAAGACGGAAAATATCGCTATCAGATTGATCATATTGAGTTTGAAGAATTTTATAATGGCGGATCAATGGGGGTTAATACAGTAGAAGATTTGTCTAGTAGATATGAGAAAAAGAAGAATAGGCAGGTTAAGAAGCAGTTAGACTGCATCGAAGATTCAATGAATGATTTAATCAAGACTGTAAAAGAAGGCATGAATAAGCCACAAGCATCATGGTAGCGGAAAATAGTAGTGTTATTCCTAAAAATAATTGCCTATAAATTGCGAAATTCGCTTATAATATACCTCACTTAATCGCTTTGCCGGTCAACCTAAGACCTTTTACACTTGCCTACTTTACTGATATGTCTTAATGTCTACAGCGCAAGCGGGTCTGGTAGTAACAATTTCCGGCAACGCCACTCAATTACAAAACTCTGTAAACAATGCCCAAAACGCATTAAATAGTCTTGGGCAGGCTGGCGCTAATGCGGGTAATGCTCTAAATAATTCCCTTCATGGGATGAGTGGAGCAGCCTTCCAGGCACGTTATGCAGTCATCGACCTTTCTCACGTTGTACGTGATCTGCCTTACGCTTTAGCTAATCCTGCTATATTGACAGGTCCATTCGATAGAATGTTTCAGGCAGTTGTTTCTTTGAACCAGCAAACAGGCTCATTTGGTGGCACGTTAAGTCTATTGAGGCAGCAATTAACAGGCGGAGCGGGTTTGATGATCGCTTTTAACCTGCTTTCTACAGCCGCCTCTATTTTTGCGGGACAAATGTCTAATGCCGGTGATAAGGCAGAAGAAGCTAAAGCAAAAATAAAGACCTATAAAGATTTTGCCGATGGTGCTGCCGGCGATGTTTCCAAAGAAGCCACAAACGTAGAATCTTTGATTGCGGTATTAAGAAGCGAAACAGCAGAGCGTAATAAGAAACTAGCGGCAATCAAGGAATTAAAATCAATCAACCCTGAAATATTTGGTCAGTTAAAGTTAGAGGGGGAAACCGTTACAGGACTGTCCGCTGCCTATAAAGAGTATGTAGCTAACCTGAATACGGTTATGGCCGCAAAAATGGTACAGGCAAGACTAGAGGATGTAACCAATAAAATATTAAAAGCAGAAGGGGCGGATCTTACCAAGTCAGAAAGGGAGGGGGTTGAATGGTTGAAGAAGTTCAATCAGGAACAGCGAAACAAAGAAGAGGGAGCGCACCGGGCTACTGCCGCCGACAAATTACAAAGCGAATCGTTAAAAAATCTAAACGACCTCTATAAGCAGCAAAGAGAATTACGGGATCAGTTATCCGGTTTTGAAAAAGGCATCAAGGTAAAAGAGCCTCAAGCCACAGGAACGGGTGAAAAAGAATCGTTTAACTTTTTTGACCGCTACTTTTCTTTTGATCCCAATGCTGTTAATCTTTCAGCAAAAAAAACAGCAGAATTATACACTACAGCCCTTGAGTATGCATTAAAGAATCAAGGTACATTCAAGGGATTAGAGGCTATTGTTAATGCTCCTAATCAAGGGGCAGCTTTGACGGTTGCTAAAAAGTGGTGGGCGGATGTACAAAACGGCATAGTCCAATTACAGCCACCTTCTCTTGATGAGCAAGTATATATAGTACCTAGGCTAGAGACTAATGATGCCCAGGTTATTAGTTATGTTCATGCACTTCAGCAACAACTAACAAGTACGCAAGGGGTCAACCCATTCGACTTTTCAAAAGTTGATAAAGATTTGTTGGTATGGAAGTACTCCCAAATGTTCAAGGACATAGGAGAGAAGATGCCTACGGATATTACCTACAAAAACGGCTTGGGAGAAGATTTAAAGTCTTCTGTTGCCGATATGGGCGATTTAGTAATATTAGCCAAAGCATTAGGAGACGCTTTTGATAAAGCAAAAACGCCGCTTGAAGACTTAAATAAAACCCTTAAGCAAACTGCACAATCTGGATTTGCTAATGCCTTCTCTTCACTAGGGAAGGGAATTGGGGATGCAATTGCAGGAGATGGCGGCTTCCAGGATGCTTTTAAAGGCATATTTGCAGGCCTTGGTGATATGATAGAACAGCTTGGAGAAGCTATTATCCAATATGGAGTAGCAAAGGAGATTGCTTTAACCGCTATTAAGTCGCTCCAACCAGGCGCTGCTATCGCCGCTGGGGTAGGGCTGGTGATACTTGGAGAGGTGATTAAAACGAAGATGACAAGTCCGAAGGGATTTTCTCAAGGGGGATTGGTGCCAGGGAGCGGCAATTCAGATACAGTGCCAGCGATGCTCACGCCTGGCGAGTATGTATTAACAAGAGATACAGTAAATAGGCTGTCGGGAGGGAATGTCGCTAATATTCAATCACTAATAAACGGTCTTGCGCTAAAGTCTTCCTCTTTTGATGTTCGTGGCATTTCTTCTGGTATTGGCAGATCACCTGGATTGATTGCATCTGGAAACACAAGTATTGAAGTTTATGGCAGAATGTCTGGTAAAGATATAGTGCTTTCAGGGGCAAGAACAGGGAGAAGTCAAAGGAGGGCGTTTTAATGCCGTATAAACTTTATTATAGGGTTAGATTCCAAAACGTAGAAGGACAGAATATCACTGTCCGCATCGCTGATACTACCGTTGGATCAAGAGGGGCATTCACGTTCCCCACCTTCCGAGATATGATCCCTAGTGGAGATCCATTTCATATTACAACTATAGATAATGATGAGGATAAATTTACTCCTATCCGGGCCAAGCAAGCAACTATCCAATTTCTTGCAGATAATAATTTTAACCTCAATACATTCGCTGCCAACAGCGAAGATAGCCGGTGGTTTGTTGAAGCCTATATAGAAGATTCTGTAAACCCGCTAGTGTCCGTTAAATACTTGTTTCAAGGATTCTTAGTCCTAAATGATCTTTCTCAAGAGTTCATAGATAATTCTGCCCATCCGGTAGTTACACTGACCGCAACAGATGGGCTAGGGCTCTTGAAGGATTTAGCTCTAACTAAACCCGACGGCACTAATCCAAGAGGACCGAACAAGATCATCGAATACGTTTCCTGGTGCTTGCAAAAAACAGGCATTCAGGCTTCCGTCAATGTGATGAACAATTTAATGGAAGAATCATTCCCTGGTCTTCCTGCCTGGGATAATATTTATTTGGACGCCAAAACCTTTGAAGATGAGATTAATACCTGTATTAATTGCTATGATGTACTGACAAGAATACTAGGAGAAGAGTGTTTTTTAACGCAGTGGGGCGGGGAATGGTGGATCAGGAGAATAGACGAATATGAAGGCAATACCAATTACAGGGATGCTTATAATTATCAGGGTATCTATCAAAATACTTTGTCCAATCTGAGCTATCGTAAATTTATCGGGCAAAACACCCCTACGCAGTTAATCGCTCCAGCTGCTCTGGTTACACTGGAACGGCCTCACTCTTTTGTTAAAGAAACCTATGACTTTGAATACCCAAAAGAGATCATAGATAATATAGACTTTTCAAGGGATGATAAAAACCCGTTTTATACTAATACTTATACCGATACAACCGACAATAATCTAGTCAAGACAGAAAAACGTTATGTTTTAGAAGATTGGGGTGTATGGAAGGGTACGCCTAATAATCCATTAAATTCTTCTGTAAACGGGTATATAAGGCGGATTTTCGTTGATGGATACGAAAAGGAAAGGTATGCAGTTCTGCCTCAAACCTCATCACTGGTGCCAGTGCACTGGATAGAAAGCGTTAGAATCCCCATTTATCAGTATGACAAGTTCACACTCAGCGTCGATTTCTCATTGGGGAAAAACATTTCAGGGAGCTCCCAAACGATACAGCAGGAGGTTCAAATTATGGTATATGGAGATGACGGATCTAAGTGGGTTTACGGCAACGATCCTATTACGGGGGGTAAGTATACTTGGGCAAGATATATAGAAGGGAATATTAATGGAGACTTGAAAATTAGAACATCTTATGATAAAAAATCTCAGGATGAAACACAATGGCAAACTGTTGCAGCAACCGTAGACCCTGTGCCAGTGACAGGTGAGGTAGTTATTCGCTTATTTCAGAGCGGGTTTCAAGACCAAACCGAGACGCGTTACGACAATGTTCAGTTTGGATATATACCATATATAAACGGATCTTATCAAAAATATTCAGGGCAGTATAATAAAGTTTCACAGACGGGAGATTATAAAGCCAACAGAGATAAGCCGATATATATTTCTGATAGCCCAAGGAAACTATTCAGAGGTTCACTTTTAAAGAAAATCAATAACAAGTTTGTGCTGGCGGGCAAGTGGTATAATGGCGCTGTACCATCCTTGAGAAGCGGTCCACCATCTGGCTATATGCACCCTTACGGATTTATCCAGGCGTATAGTGTATGGAACCAATACCGTAGAACCATGAGACTATTTGATGGTAATTTATTTGGGCTACAAACCCAATACAATGACCCCCCGGACCTAATGCACTCCTTTGAGTTTTACGATATTTCGCCGCACACCCAAAACAAAAAGTTCATGCTCGTACACTATGATATGGATTTTTACCGATGTACGTGGAATGGATTCTTTGCAGAAGTTTTTGATACGGTAATTGGTAAAAAATATGACGACACTTTTGAATTTAAATTCATTGAGGGGCGCTAACAGATAAACTAATTAAGATTATGGCACAACGAGCAATAGAGGGACAAAACGTATTACTTCGCGCAAAATTGGGCGGTGATTATATCCCCTTTGCCTGTGCTACCTCTGTAGATTTTTACTATGATACAGAACTGATCGAAAAAGCAACCGTAGGTATGTATGGGTTTAAGTCTTGGATAAGCGGGATGGGAGAGTGGGGCATGACCTTAAACACCGTTACTTATGTTCAGCCTACCACAGAATCTTATACCGTTTTTGATACACTTTTAGATAGTTTACGGAAAATAGGACTCTTTATAGAACTGTCTTTTGAGGATAATGATGGAAATTTGAAAACAATTACCGGACACGTTTTGATCCCCCACACCGGGATCACATCTCCAGTTGACGGCTTTAGTGAGGACACCATAGAATTTAAAGGAGATGGAGCATTCGCCATTAATACCGAGTTAATAACCCCGGACACGGCAGACACAGAAGTGAAAACACCTATCGACTTCACAGCAGCAGGGGGGGAGACTTCACTTACTTATCCTGAACTGATCGGAGCTACACTTTTGTACGTAGGCAGGGATGGAACAGGTAAAGAAGTAATTCAATCGGACGATCCCAACGATAAGCAGGTGAAGTTCATTTCTACTACAGGAACGATATTTTTTGCCGCGTCCGATCCTTTAGGGCCGGGCGAATGGATTCTTATATTATACAAGTAAAAAGGCTTCTTCTTTTACTTTCTTTTTTTCTTATCGGTTATTGCGCACAAGCGCAGTTTACCCCTCAGTATTTGGGCGGTACAAAAACGCACGTCTTTGCTAAAAGCTGGCTAAGTGTGGATTCTGCCTTTACCGCACCCAAGGATACTGTTTCGTGGGCACCGGTAGGTTCTCTGGTCATTCAGGATACCAATAAGGTATACATAAAAGGCGCTGATTACTGGCATTTGTTCACCTCGGCAGGCGCTTTGGCCCAAACTATAGACACTACGTGGTTATCCAACAGGATCAATCAAAAGCAACCTCTTTTAATTACGGGTAGCGCCTCTCAATATTTCAGGGGGAATTTAACGCTTGGTGATTTTTCAAGCGATGTATTAAGTGTAACTGATAATACATATGCGGCATTAAGTCATACCCACGCCATAGGAGATGTGACAGGGCTTGCCAGTGTACTCACATCCAAACAAGATCAACTAGTAAGTGGGATCAGTATTAAAACAATCAACGGCACCTCGCTACTGGGATCTGGTAATATTGATTTAACCAGCGGTTCAGGTACAGGGTTGATTAACAATGTATCCTCTGAATTTACGGTAAGTGTAGATACTTTAAAAGTCAACTCAATTTCTTCTGGTAAGATTACTGGCACTAAAACGTCCTCATTCATATCCGATCTGCAAGCAACTATATGGGGTTCCCACTCTGGGAACGCCCCAATTGATTATAATTTATCAAACGGGGTTATTAGTGCAGATACCGCAACCGCAGGCATAGGGCTTGCTACGAAGGGAAGATTATATAAGTCTTTAGACAGCCTTAGAACAACTATCAATGCTGCTACAGCATTCACTCCTATAGGATCTTTGCAACTTGTTTCTGGCAACCTCTCTTTAAAAGGAGATTCAACTACCATACATGGATTAAAAGTATACGGGAGAACAGACACAAGCGCCGGCTTTTACAATACCATCACCTTTAATAACTACACTCCGGTATTAGGTAATGTCCCTGTCTACGACACGGCTAATGGTGGGGGATATGTTAATAAACCCATCCAACAAATTACCATATCCAAATGCCAGGGGTGTGTACCTATTTACGACACCACCGCTAAAAACTTTTCCCTTACTTCTTATATCCCTGCGGACTTTAGCGGAGCACAGAACGGCCAAATCCTGTCCACCGATATTATTCACAATAAGATTGTGCCTATCGTTCCAGTCTACAACAACGATTCCTCTTTAAAAGTATTGATGATAGACCCTGTTACCAGTATCCCTTACATAAGAAACAGGATATTAGATGACGGTGGATTTACTATTTATAACGATTCAACAAGAAGGCTTGGTGGCGTAATGAATTATGCGGCTGATTTTACCGCTACATCCGGCAATTACATGCACTTTAACGGAGCGGTAGGTAGTGATGGACTTTCTCCTTTTGTGTTTGCTTCTCATGGGTCAGGTGGCGGAAATGATTATGGTGGCGGTATCGGACTGGATGCAAGACCTAACGGCGGTTCGGCATTTGGGTTCTTTGCAACCACGCCTTCATCTTCAAGGGGCCGGTATGGTGTTGCCCTTTTCGACAACAGAAGAAATACTTATGTATGGGCGATAGATTCCACCGGCAGGCAGTGGTTAAACTATGCTGTAGGGACGCATTCGCGATTGGGACTATGGGATTCTACAGGAAAAATCAATATACTTTCTAACGGTACATTAGATCAGGTACTGGCTATTGGGGCTAGTGGTTCACCTATCTGGAAAACCCTTCCCGCCGCACTTGCCAATGGCACAGCAACCAACCAATATTTAAACTGGAACGGGTCAGCATGGACCGGAAAGCAGATACAACAAAGCGAGATTGCTTATAGCGGAACTTCTGCTCAATATATTAACGGGGCAGGGACAGCGACAACTTTCCCGACTATCCCCACTAACAATAATCAACTAACTAACGGTTCAGGCTATATCACCAATACCTTATCTACAGCTCTCACCCTATTCAATTCACCAACTACACCCACAGGAGGTGCAGGAAGCCTTTATTATGATAATTCCCTGTTTGCCTTCAAGGCCAACGTGAATGGTACTTGGAAGTATCTACTTACAGGCGCTTCAGCAGATGGGAGTAGTGATTTTGTCAAAGCAAGTCCATCAAGCGCACAAACAGCCAGCATTAATATAACAGGTAGTATTCAGTCTGCTGCCATGACAGTAGCCCCACCTACAGGCAATGCAGCAATTGGAATTGTTAGACCTGCAAATCTTCAATTTAGCGCCATCACCTTCAATACAGTGGGTGATTTATCAGCAAACGATCCTGTTTGGCGTTTTGGGCAGAAGGATGGCACTAACAAATTGTTCGTTGACGCTACATACGGAAGCACTACAACGACTTATTTAGATCTTGGGGTACCATCCTCCCCTGCAATCAACTTTTATCAATCAGTTAATATATCAGCAGCAACTTTACGACTGGGCAATCTTTCTTCAGATCCGACAGGAGCAGCGGGTAGTGTGTATTTTAACACAATAGATAGCGTTTTTAAAGGATATGGGAAAGGTGGGGTCTGGAAGAAATTCCTCATGGAGGGCGATGTTTCTGGAAGTCTTTCTGGACTGACTACAGGTTATATTCCCAAAGCTACGTCTTCAACTACGGTAGGGAATTCAAGCCTTTTTGTAGATGCTTCCAACGGGGCGGGTGCACAGATGTATGGGTTCAATACTTCGCCCTCTTCCGCTATTGTTCACTCAGAAACTGGGGGAAGCGGAAGTGATCTTTTCAAGGGAACCGTAACGGGTACTTTAAAGTTCAAGGTCGTTAATAATGGAAATATATACTCCGCTGGTATAGATGATGGTGCAGGCGGATATAGGGACATCGTTGCTCAGGGCGGTTATGTAACGGGTATGCAATCAAAAGTTTTAACGGATGCCAACTATACCATTACAGGTATTGACGGCGAAGTCGTGCTTCCTATTCCCTCGTCTACCAGGACGCTGACGCTTCCAGCGGCTTCTACACTAAAAGGAATGAAGGTAGTTATTCATAACCGGGGCGCAGCCGGTCAATGGATACTAAGTGGTTCTTATATCCAAACCGGAAATAATGGACTGACAGAAGATTTTGTCAACTCTGGAATTCCTTCAGGGAAAGTGATAGTGCTAAGAAGTATCGATGTAGGATCAGGTACGTACAAGTGGATTCAAATGAATAATTAATGAAAGATTTTCTAAAAATATTAGCTTTTATATTCATCCTGGTAGGTTTCAATGCTTTCTCAAAAACCTATACAGGGAAGGTTTTATTGGGGGTTATAAAAGACACAGTACCAGATAATAGAGTATTAATGACGATCCTTAACCCTTCTGCGGG